ATGTTTTAGTACTTTGTGCTAGATAGGTATCAAAGGTATCTACTGATGTCTGGCGCATTGTGCCATTGTCATTAGTTAGAAGACCATCACCACCAGCTACGGCTGTTGTACCTACAGTAGAACCACCGTCTGTCAGGTTAAGTTCTGCTGTTGTAGCCGTAACACCGTCAAGGATGTTTAACTCAGCAGTAGTAGAGGTTACACCGTCTAAGATATTTAGTTCTGCTGCTGTTGATGTAACGCCATCTAGTATGTTAAGTTCTGCAGTGGTAGCTGTTACACCGTCCATGATGTTCAACTCTGCTGCAGTAGCTGAGATAGCTGTACCATTAAAGTTAATAGCGTCTACATATGCCACGCCATCTATGTACAGGTCTTTCCATTCTGCAGAGGAACTACCAATGTCACGAGTGTTATCCGCATCAGGTATTAGGTCAGCACCAAGAGTACCAGATACAATTACGTTACCTGATAGGGTCATAGTGCCAGCAATGTTAGCTGCACCAGCTATATTTAAGTCTTTAAACTTCTTAGAACTAGAGCCTAAGTCAATGTCGTTGTTTGTAGTAGGCTCAAGTACACCATCCTTAACTACAAACTGTTCTGTAGATGTACCACCTACATCAATATTAAATTCTACTTGGTTATTTGTATCATCAACGACAACTTTGTTCTTAGGTATAGCAACTCCGGGGTCTCCAATCAATCCTATGACTGGACCCTCTGCTGCTGTACCATCGTGTTTGTGACCTGATGTATTTACAAATGCGGCTAGGACTTGATTAAACTCGTTGTTACTGTCGGCAGCATTGATAATATCACCGTCAGCGTAACTGGATTGTCTGGTATAACCTGCCATTAATTATCTCCTTGCGTCAGCCGCAAACTCTAGTTGAAATCCCTTGAGGGCGTATGGTGCTGATGTGCCTCTATCATTAACTCGTAGTGCTACAGCAAATCCACTACCTTCAATTGGCTGTCTAACTAATGGGTTAGACTGTCCACCGTATGTTGCAGTGCCGTATGTAGAACTACCATAAACAGCCACAACTGTAGAACTGTCAAAAGGATACGCTGCTGGTCTAGCTACATTAGGTGCTTCATAGTCGTAACGTACAAACAAATCTGCATTCACTGCTGCTTCAGGTGCGTAGTTAATAATTACACGCTGAAATGATTTGCGTAAACCTGCATCGCCCATAGTCAAGTCAGGAGAACGATACTTACCAGTTACACTATTACCATCAAAGTTATTGCCTTTTTCTTCTCTATACACATAGCCATCAAAGTCACCATGTATAACAATACTTTCACCTGTAACAACTACACTATCTGTACTGTTTGCACGTATACCCCGTATATCAGCAAACTCATAGGAATCACCTTTTCGTACACATATGATACCTTTTGTTGTTGCTCTTGGTGTATCTGCGTTACTAAAAAATATTCTGTACTGTGTCTTGTCTGGTATAACTACGCTTTCAAATTCATCAACATCTGACAAACCTTCAAAGCGTTCCTGTACTGCTCTACTAATAGTTCCAAGTTCTACGTCACCAATCTTTTCAGTACCAGCAATTGTACGTAAACCATCTGGCCCTAAGAATACAATGTCTCCTGCAAATTCTTGAATAGTAGAACCGTTAAGACATCCTATTTCTCTAGTTATTGGCTGTATAGCAAAGTCAGCTAATGCATTGCCTGTCAGTTTAAATATACGTTCTTCACAAAATATAATCAGTGCATCACGAAAGGGGAACAATCCAGTAATAGGACTATCTACATTTATTGTACCTGCACCCTGTCCTGTTTGAAAATCATTATCCGTAAACGGTGCAGTAAACACTAGAGACTGTGGTGCTGCTGACATACCAGCAAAGAACATAGAGTTCTTGTAACCTGTAACAAACTTAGGGTCTGCAGGTGCGCCAGAAGCATTAATGTCAACTACAGTATTACTAGCAGTTTTATAGTTAGATGCATGATTAGCACCATCTGCCCATATGATGTAGTCTACACCAGCAAGATTGTACCTAAAGAAAGAGTATCTACCTGCGCCTGTTCTACCTGTATCTATCTCTGTCCAGAACTGTGTAACTACTGCAGCGGTATTGTGTGCTGCTGCTGAAGTACTGTTGGCTCCTCTTGAACAACCTGTGAATGTTGTGCTAGTCTTACCTGTATAGGTAATCTGTTCTGTGCCAATTATTATAGTGCCTTGTGTACTAAAGTTAGTTGTGGATACTACAGGAATAGTCGTAACTGAATTATTAATACCCGAACTTAGTGTGGTGCTACCGTTACTGCCTTTGTATACTTTACGTCCACGTGCTGCTATCACATTGCCATCAAAGTGTGCAGACAATAATACTGGCTCACTGTCACTTTGGTCTTGCGGAACTTGATTAGCATTCCACTTTTCATAGCCTGAGATACGTCTGTACCCACCAGTAGTAGCAGGTTCAAAGTTTTCTAGTTCTAGTGCCATCCCCGGCTGCATAGCAAAGGTTGATTGGTCAAGAACCAGCCCACCCTGACACGCAAATACAAACGGATTGAGGCCAGATTCATCAGCCATTATTTAAAATCCTGCGTTAATGCCATATCCTTGTGAACGAGGGATATAGGTAGACCGTACATAATCTGCTCTATTAATTAAAAGCGTTTGCATTTGTTTGATACCATCTTCAAATCGTGCAAAGTTAATGCCGTACTGCTGTGCTTCACCACGGTACTGGTAGGCATATGCAGTAGCACCATCTACTATAACCTGTCTAAATTGTTCTGGTACTGTTGGTACATCTGTTGATGCTGCTAGAGCAACAGGTTTAATAAAGTGTTCAAACTTTAATTCGTATGCTTTATCAGGATATGGATATAAACCATAGTTATTATCTGGTGTTCTAAATACAAACTTAGGCACACTACCTACATCAGTCGTAGTTTCTTGTGCAATATACTTTTGTGTATATTCTTTATAGTCTAAGATTTGTAATGTAGTACCAGCTACAGCTAGTGTGGTATCTCTACTAATACGAAAGGTATCATAGTCTACAGACTGGCTTGTTGCAGGAATACTATATCTTGTTTGTCCTGCTACCAAAGTCTGTGTGTTTGTTAAATGTGTAAAAGGCCAGCCAAACTCTCGCTGGTTAATATAATTAATAGCATCATTTACAGCGTTCTTACACTGTATTTGAAAACCTCTAGCTGTTGCAAAATTAGCAGCAGTTAAGGATACCTCATTCATTCGGGCAATAACTTCATTAGTAATATCTAAATAATCGTATGCCATTCCGCATCCTTATATATGTAATCAGAGGTATGAGGGGCAAGTTGCCCTGCCCCCCACGTTAGTCTTTAAGCAACATCTCGTGCTACTTCTTGAGCAGTCAAGTCACCTTCGTCAGTGCAATCCATAAGGACAGCCCAGACACGGAACAGACCTGTAGTCACTGCGCCACCTGAAAGGGTAGCAATAGTAACGTCAATGTTATCAGCAGCAACAGCCATCACTGGCTGATAAGCTGCAGGGTTTTGCGACAGTACGCCAGCGGCTGACGTAGCATCAAAACCATCAACAAATACATCAGCGTCTATCATACCAACATCTACAGTAAATGTAGAACCATCGGAAGCAGTAACAACTTCAATACCTGCATTCATTACCATTATCCCTTTAGGGACAGCAATTACAGGAATAACATCAGATGCTGCAAGTGCAGAACCTTTGTCTGACAAAGCTGTTGCCAAGTTCAATTCCATCTGAACCATGTAAGGATTGCGACCACGCTGCGAGTTGCCACGTGCTGTTTGGAGAGTGTTATCACCTAGTGCCATTTTTCAATCCCCCTATGCTAGACAGTATTTGGCGTTGATAAGAGCCTCTGGACGGAGAATCTTTCTGCCATACAAATGCATACCACGGACAATATCTGCAAAGCTGTCCGGGTCGCGGTAGGTCTCAGTCTTGTTGATTTGGTCAGCAGTAGCAACCGCTGAAGAATGACCACCAACAATGATACCAAAGTTATTGGCTTGAGTACCAGTCGCTGAAGGACCAGTGCCGCCATTTGGCAAGTTGTTAGATACATAGACTTTAAAGCCATGTAGGTTATTCAAAATCAAACCATTCTGAAGCCCTGCTCCACCGTAATCGGCGTCAAACAAACGTGAGTCTTCGTCTTTGAGAACCTCAACGAAAACTGGGTCTACAACCAACCAACGTCCTGTAGTATCTACATTCTGAAGGTCAAGCTGACGGCCCATACGTGCAATCACTGTCAACGGGTTAGCAGTAGCGGCTGCAGTTGGAGCAGCAGCAGAACCACGAGCCTGAATGATAATGGTATTACCAGCACCACCACCGTTGAAGTCAGAACCGTCTAGCTTCATTGAAGCAAGGAGTTCGTCTGTTCCAGCAGTCGAAACTGATTTAGTACCATTAACAACATTGTTGACGGTAGTTGCGCGAGTGTTAAGCGCAGTTTGCTTGTATCCTGACAAGTAACCAAGAACGTCTTGGTCAAACTGGTCAGCCAAACGATATGCAGCGCGATTGCTGGATAGCGATTGGAAGTTCACATGAGAATGGGCTTCTTCAATATCGTCAACTTTAAAAGCAAAGTAGTTAGCTTTGTCAACGGTAAGTGTGAAGTCCTCATCATCAAGGTCTTGCGGAGTAATAGTCGTACCCCTTTCGTATGCTTTGACGGTAATCTCTGGCTCCTTGATGATTTTAACTGAATCACCAAAGTTTGCGATTTCCCCAAAGTAGTCATTATTCGTAATCGCGTCACAAACAGCGGCCTTGCGGAATGCAAGCTGCACCTGTTTGGAGTAAATTACCGGGCTAAAATTGCCGTTAGGCAAGTTGTTATAACCCGCTGCTCTTGGAAAAGCCATAATCCATCTCCTATTGTTTTGGATTGTTACAGATGCAAACAGTACAATTCTTGGCAGAGGCTGTCTAACGTAGGGTGTACTTTGTATAAGAGTTGCAACTAATATACTCAGTAGGCCATGTTATTCAGGTAATCTTAAAGATTTTTGTCGTTTGCGGATTGGTATAGTAAGCAAGTAGCTAACCTGCTTACCTTACACATGACTATAGTTATACTTATAAATAACTATTTGTCAACTCTTTTTTATCTAGCAGAACCAGATAAATCATAGATGAACTTACCACTACGAATAGCTTCCATAATTTCATCTGAATTTTTTTCATACTCCTGTGCAGACATTTTGTCTACTTGAGATTCACGTAGGTAGTTAGATGTATCATCTTCCTGTGGTTTACTACGTGCATTCTTAGCTGTTACAGACTTAGCTGCATCTTTGTTAGACTTAGACTTCTTAGCTGCAGCAATACCTTTGTCAGCTTTATACAAATCAATTGCACGTGCAGCAGACCTAGCATCATTGTCATTGTCGTAGAGTGCATCCTGTACCCACTTAGGCTGTTCGTCTGCCCACTCGTGGAACTCATCGCTGTCTCTAATCTCATCAAAGTCAGGATGTAACTGCATCAATGCTGCTTCAGCTTTTTCTTTAGTCACAGAACTCTGCATTTCATCAATTGCTTTTACACGTTCTTCTAGTGCAGTAGATTGTTCTGCTGCTTTCTTCATAGCAATTGTTTCTACTATAGCTGCTACATCTGGATAGTCTGCTGCCCACTGTTCAATGTCTTCATCAGATTTAGGCAGTTTAATTTCTTTCTTGGTAGCTTTTTCTAGCTGGCTTTTCATTGCCGCTAGTTCAGCTTTAAACTCTTCAGCTTGTTTCTGTTGATGTCGGCGTAGGTCAGAATAACGCTTTTTAAATGTTTTTTCTTCTGCGCTAGTAGGTTCAGCTTCATCAGGTTCAGTCTCTGCCTCGCCCTTCTGTTCTTTCATTAACTGTTCTAGTTCTTCTTCGTCACGCTTAACACGTTCTTCTTGGGTGTATGGTTTATTTACAAATGCCGTCTTAGGCGTACTCTTCATGTCTTCTGCTAATAGTGTTTCGTTCATTGTCTATTCCTTTGTTGGGGCCACCGTAGCCACACTGTCGGGTGTGGGGAGTGAGTAGCCAACTAATTGTAAGATTATTTTTTAGAAGCTAATCCACTACGCTTCATTTGTGAGACTAGCCCACCTTTATTCATAAAATCGTCATAGCCACCGTAACTTCCACTAGAACCAGCAAAACCACCCGCATCGCTGCTGCTACTGCTGCTACTGCTGCTACTGCTGCTTTCATTTTCTCCACCACCGGGTTCATTTTCCCCTTCGTCGCTAAAAACAGATTCTGAAACTTGTCCTTCACTAAGTCCTACGCCACCAGTAAAAGTATCACCGGGGTTATAACCACCATCATCTTTATCTACATTAAATTCACTTTTATATCTAGCTCTTTCTTTTGTTGCTATTTTATTTAAAAGAGTATTCGCTTGTTTTTTCTCAGCGGTTATTTTATCCTTTAATGTTTTTCCTGTTTTTGTATAAACATTAGTAGGTTTCATTTGAAATTTACCATTTACTTTAGGTTTACTAAAATCCCTAGACATTAATTTAGTGCCTTTTGTTTTGCCTCTTGAATCAGTAACTGAACCAGTTTCAATTTCACTCAATATTACATCAGACCGTTTTACCTTGTTTTCCATTTCTTTAGCGAAATCAGCATCCGTAAAGTTGTCTATATTTTTTACACCTGCCTTTTCTGCATACGCAGTTTTAATAGCTTGATATGCTTTATCTTGTGTTTTTTTAGCATCTTCATTATTTAATATTTTATTAATAGCTGCTTTAACATCCCCTCCTTTTTGGGCTGCTCCATGACCCGCTACCATAGCAGAAGCAACTAATTTAGCTTGAGCATCATTCATTAATTGACCATTATTAGTTAAACCCATAGAGTTTAATGCTTGATTCATTCCATAGGCACCAGCATTGCTAATATCACCTAAACTAAAATCTATTAGACCAACTCCTTGAGCCAACTTTGTAGCCATACCAGCAAAACCAATACTGCCTAATTCATAGCCAGCTTGTGCCATAGTAGCTTTTCTAAGTTCTGGATTCCCCATACCGAATTCTTTACTGCCACCAAATGAAGGGTCTTTGTTAGCCGCAGATACAAAAATATCTCCTACAGATTTACCTCTAGGAATATCCTCATCACTACCTTTTAAAAATCCTGTTAAATTACCTACTAATTCAGATAAAGAACCAGCAGATGTTGTATCTGTACTATAAATAGATGGATTAGTGCCACTTTCATCACTATCACCGCCGCCATCACCGTCACTTGGTTGCACTATTGGTGGTGCTACCTCTGCAGGAGTATCGGGTTGTTCCGTTCCGTCTGGAGCATTAGGGTCATAATCTACATAAGGAAC